CTGAAGAACACGTCAACGCCCTCTGCCTGCGGAATGGTCCTGGGGGCCATGCCTGGGTAGTTGAGCGGACGCCCCTCGTGCCAGGTGCCTGTCTTTCTGTCCAGTGTGGGCAAGAAGATGGTGCCTGGAGCAGAGGCGCGCCAGATCATGTTGGGCAAGTCCATGTTGATGAACTGCGTTGTCTTGTCTGCCACGGGAATACCTCCTTTGGTTGTGGCGTTACTACTATCAACAGCAACGCACGTTAGCGTATTCCCGAAAGGAGGTAACGATGGTGACGCCAGTCAGGCCAGCAGTCTTCACGCTCTGTGAGTGGCAGAAGGAGGCTGGCAAGATGACTCTGCGAGAAGCGGTCGAGTGGTACAAGTACGTGGCACGTGCTGACATCGGCACGCCCACTGGCTCAGAGGTCGAGTACCTCAACAAGCGGTGGGGTGCACTCATCACGGAGATCGCTGCACGAGAGGGAGTGCCTGCGGGCCTGCTCTCGTACATGCTCAACGAGATCGCCACCCAAGAGCTAAAGCTCATGGAAGTGGCCAAGGAAGAAACGGAGGTGGCACTCAGCTATGGCCAACCCAAGCAAGAAGAAGGGGACTGAGTACGAAGTTTTTGTGCTGGAAAAAATCCTTCGCCCTATTTGGCCTCACGCTGTCAGGGTGTCGAACACACTCGGTCGAAACGACCGGGGAGACTTTTTTTCCGGAACAGACTCATGGGTGGTTGAGGCCAAGAAGTGGGATGCATGGGCACTGCCTGCATGGATCAGAGTCGTTCGCAAGAAAGCAGGCAGTAGACCATGGTGCATCATCACAGCGCAGGACAGGCGCAAGCTACCAGGCGACTACGTGGTGATGCCCGCACAACAGTGGAGTGACATGATGCGCGAGCTATCTGTCCTGCGTGCGCTAACACGGAAGGTATAATCACACCATGGCGCTAACCGAAGAGCAACAAGAGATGGTGGACGACTACCACCGCTCAGGATGTGGCGCACGTCTCATCTCCAGGTACACAGGCATCTCGTATGCGCGTGTGCGCAGGTACCTTGAGAAGAGTGGCGTCTCACATCAGTGGGCAAAGGACCCAACACGCACAGCCCCGCCTAAGAGCAACGATCTGAAGCCGCTGCCTCTCCGTGTCCTCGTGTGGGACATTGAGACCACCGATCTTAGGTCCGACCTCGGGTTGCTGTTGTGTGTGGGGTTCTTGGACCTCACGACCGGCGAACTCGTAAGCAAGAGTGTAGCTGACTTCGGACACGACGAGCGTGCCCTGGTGTCGTGGGTCAAGGAGGTGGTTGAGTCTGCCGACATCCTGATCGGGCACAACAGCCTGGGGTTCGACAAGAACTTCATCAACGGTGTGCTCGCCAGGCACAAGTTGACTCCGCTACCACAGCGGATTCACTACGACACCTACCAGATAGCACGCAACGGGTTCAAGGGCATCCCATCCTCGTACTCGCTGCGCAATCTGGCCGACTTCTTCGGGCTGGAAGAGCAGAAGGACACTGCCATGAGCAAGTCCGTGTGGAGGACTGCTCCGGTGGATGCTGAAGCCCTGAAACGCCTGAAGTACCACTGCGAACAGGATGTGCGGGTGACTGCCCAACTGTGGCAGACCATCAAGCCGTACCTGTTCCTCTGGCGAGGCCGCTAAGCTGGTACACTACCAAACGGAAAGGAGGGAAACACATGGCGAAACTCTTTGCAAAGAAGCGAGCTAGTCTCGCTCACGGTGGTGCACCCCGTTACTCAGAGGCTGCAGTGTTCGATGCCTACGGGCGCTCGAATCACTTCGTCACCGCAGCTAACCTGACTGCAATGCTTGCTGACAACCCCGACCTCATTGAGATCGGAGCTGTGGGTGGACAGTATGACTCAACTGCTGGCAATGCCACGCTGACGTTGACTGTACCTACTGGCAAGTACTGGCGATTGATTGGCTTCGGGTATCACCTGACTACGGATGCGAACGTGGCTAACCGGCAGGTAGTGGTTGCACCTAGCACCTCTGCCCCCGTTGCGTTCAGCACGATCACATTCCCGGTAAGGGCTGCGTCTGGCACCCAGAATGGTTTCTGCCTGTTCGAGTCGGAGTACCCCAACATCGTTGGGGATATCACCGGCGCAACAGGTGGTAAGACTGTTCGTGGTGTTGGTACGTGCTCCACGTGCAGTGTGTCGATGGTGACAAACCCCACTACTGGGGACACAGTGACTATCGCAGGTATCAAGTACACGTTCCTAGATACCTTCGTGGACGCTGAACACAACATCCACATTGGTGCAGCGGCTGCGAACTCGCAGACCAACCTACTCAATGCCATCGAAGGCGTAGCTGGCGGTACCCCCGGTACTGACTACTACACCAGTGAAGTGGCTCACCCGTACGTTGAGGTGCCTCTTGCTGCGTGGTCTGGGAACGTCCTGACTTGTCAGGCGCGCTACCCAGGCACGTGGATCGAGGACACCATCACGTACCCGGTGGCCGAGACCTTCACTGATCCCACGGACCACGTCCATGCCTTCAGTGGTGGTGTTGATGCTGGCTTCCCAGTAGACGGTGGCTATCTCGGCCCCGGTGAGAAGCTGGTGGCTACGGTTACCAACGGTGTGGCTGGTGACACGCTGCAGACGTGGGTAACGTACCTTCAGTACGACAACGACCCAAGACCAGCTTGATAAGGAGGTGACAACATGGCTTACAAAGGACCAACTTCTTGGTATGTAAAACCAGGAGTGGACGTCAACGTGCCGGGCGCAACAGCTGCTCAGGTAGCTGCAGGCTACGGCAAGCTGGAAAGCAACGACTCCTCGGGCATCATCTTGGTGGACGAGGTCACGTACTCCACAGCTGACGACCATCTCCCCGGCCTGGGTGCCGTACGAGTGGACTATGAGGGCGAGGACGAGGCCATCACTGATGGCACAGTCCAGACCTTCACGATTCTGAAGGCGTTCTACGTAGTGAATGACAGTGCTGAAACCATTCTCAACATCTACGACACGAGCGCTGCAGGCACTCTACTGTTCGGACCCATCACGCTGGAAGCCAGTAAGGAACGCATCATCGTGTTCCCAACGCCCCTGGTGAGTGTGGGAGGAATCTTCTTCTCCACTCCTACAGGTGCACTGGCAAGCGGCGCAATGATCGGAGCGTAATCTCCTTGCGAGCACTGGAGGGGGCGGGAATAAACCCCCGCCCCTTCTTGTTGTACCCGATATGAGCGCAGTACCACCTGAAGGCACCACTGACGCCACGTGGGCCGTCATCGGGGAGGCTCCTGGCTTCCACGAAGATCAAGAAGGGCGTCCATTCGTAGGCAAGTCGGGACAGCTCCTGCGGGAGAACCTGACACGAGTGGGGTTGGATCCAGCTAGTGGTTGGATCACCAACGTGGTCAAAGAAAGACCACCTTACAACCGCACACCTAGAGCCAAGGAAGTCAAGGCTTCGCTTCCGTCCCTGGTAGAGGAACTCCGCGCTCTCCCTAACCTGAAGTATGTGCTTCTGGTAGGTGGGGTTGCTCTACAGGCTATCTCTGGCCTCACCGGGATCACCTCACACAGAGGCATGGTGAAGGGACGGCGCAAGGAAGCAGCGGGGCTGGAAGGGTTGACGTTCTTCGCCACTATCCACCCCGCTGCTGTCCTTCGCAACGAGAACTACTACAACGGCTGGCTTCAGGACCTGGCTGCCTTCGCACAGCTGGTGCAAGAGAAGAAGGAGTACTACCAGATCATCCATGTGGTAGACCGCATCGGCTACGAGGCATTCAAGCTGAGTGTGCAGCCCACGGGTGCCCTGGACATCGAGACCACGATTGGCGACCCCTTCCGAGAGGACGTTAAGCTGGTGAGTGTCGCTGTTACTTTCGATGGGTACCGGGCATTCGTATTCTCTGGCGACGATGAATGGTTGCGCCGTGCCAAGTCCACACTAGAGAGTGTGGGCTGGATCATGCACAACGGGTACTTCGACGTGATGATGATGCACCGGTTCGGGTTCAACCTGCACCTCAAGCATGACACCATGGCGATGGCGTACCTGCTCCATGAGAACGAGCGTAAGAGCCTGGAGGTGCTGTCCTCTGTGTGGCTGGGTCTGCCACCATACAAGGACGTGGACTACGAGCACATCATGGACGAGCCGCTTGAGAAGGTAATCGAGATGAATGGGAAGGACACGTTGCGCACCTACAACCTGTTCCGTCCCCTTGCCGACGCCCTGAACAGGGACGCCGACGCTAGCCGCACCTATCAGTGGCTGCTCCTGCCCGCCATCCGCTCGTTGATCCGGGTGACGGAGAATGGAGTACCCATTGACAAGGAGAGGCTGGGCAAGCTCACTGCTGAGGTGGCTGAGAAGGTGCTTGGACTGGAGACTACCCTGATGGCTACTGTCCCGGAGCCTGACCCAGACGTGTACCCAAAAGGCTGGCCTGACTCCCGGTTCAATCCTCAGTCGCCAAAGCAGGTTGCGCACATCCTGTACGACCAGTGGAAGTACCCGGTGCTGCAGTACACAGACACCGGCCAACCCAGTACGTCAGAGGATGTGCTGCGCCAGCTAGAAGCACAGACTGGCAACGAGTGGCTGTCCACTCTCGTGGACTGGAGGGGGTGGCGAAAAATCTTGAGCAGCTATCTGGAATCATGGCCTGATCTCACTGACAACAAGGGCTACCTGCATCCTAGGTACAAGCCTCTGTTCGTTGTCACTGGCAGACTGTCGAGTGAGAACCCCAACATCCAGAACGTCCCCCGTATCCCTGCCATCAGGGACGTGTTTGGTGGGGTGTCTGGGTACACCTGGGTGAAGGCAGACTACAGCCAGATCGAGCTGCGTATTGCAGCGTGGCTAGCCAACGAGCCTGTCATGCTACAGAGCTATCGCTCAGGGAGGGATCTGCACATGGTCACAGCCAAGCGCGTGCTTGGACAGGAGACCAAGTCAGCCCGGCAGGTAGCCAAGACCCTGAACTTCGGGCTGCTGTACGGGGCTGGGCCTGGCACCCTGCAGCGTGTGGCACGCAACGATTTCAACATGGACATCGGTGATGATGAGGCCAGGATGTACCACGACGCCTTCTTCATGGCATACCCACGCCTGCGCCAGTGGCACAAGGATCAGGAGGCTCTCATCAAGCGCACGGGACGCAGCGTGTCTCCTCTCGGGAGGGTGCGGCACCTTCCCGATGCTCAATCAGCGGACAAGGACCTGGCGCACAAGGCGGTGCGGGAGGGCATCAACCACCCGGTACAGTCCTTTGCCAGTGACATGCTGCTCATGAATCTGTCACGGGTAGAGGCTAAGTTGGAGGGCACCGGAGCGAAGATCATCGCTGAGGTGCACGACGAGATGGATCTTATCGTCCCAGACGATAAGGTTGATAAGGTCGTGGAGATAGTCAAGGAGACAATGGAAGACACCAGCTGGCTTGGGCAGTGGGGAATAGAGCTGACCGTGCCGGTTGTTGTAGAGATCACAACCGGGACCCACTGGGGGTCCTTGAAGGAGAGAGAATGAGACTTAGCTATTCGGAACTGAGTACCTACCGGCGCTGTCCTCGTGCCTACCGCTACCGTGCGGTAGAGAAGATCCAGCGAAAGAAGAAGAGCGTCACCCTGTACCTAGGCAGTGCCGTTCATCGACTGATGCTCGCCCACTACATGGGCCAAGACATCAGCCTTGTATGGGGGGAGATGATGGATGAGGCAGAGAGCAAGACCACTCTGTTTGCTGATGAGCTGGTGCAGGAGCAGGACCTGATCCGTGAGGCCGTCGCCATCGTGCAACGGTACCTCAACTTCTGGGGCAGTGAGGGGCTGACCGTCCTCCATGTGGAGGAAGAGTTCACCTTGCACAGCTACGGCCTAGAGATGACGTTCACACCTGACTTAGTGGTAGAGGCCAGCAATGGCAAGACCAGCACGGTCCTAGTGTTCGACCACAAGACATGCTCCCGGCTGCCTGAAGAGCGCAAGCTGTGGACCATGCAGAGCCTGCTTTACTCAGCTGGGGTCAAGCAGATGTACCCCAAGCTGAGTGGGTTCATCTTCAACTACATCCGCAAGAAGGCCCCTACCGTGCCACATCTCACCAAGGATGGGCGCATCGCTGACATCGGACGTGTGGATACGGACTACGAGACCCTCTCAGAGTTCATCCAGAAGACGGACCCGAACCTGTTCAAGGACAAGCTGGTGGCCAGCAGACTGGCATGGCTGCAACCTGTCAACAACTTCTACCGAAGGGACTTCATCCCCTACCGGGAAGCAGCATCACAGCAGGCACTGGTAGAGGCAGAGGCCACAGCCAAGCAGATTGATGCAGAGATTGACTATCCCCGCACGTACCTAGAGAGCGGCTACATGGACTGTTCACACTGTGAGTTTCGTAGTATCTGCAACGCAGAGTTGCTAGACTACGACGTGAACACCGTCCTCTCGGAAGAGTACGAGATGCGAGAACCCAAGAACGTCTACGAATCGGAAGGAGAAGAATGACCACCCCTACTACTACGGTTCGGAGGCGGGCACAACGCCCTACTACTGCTACGCCAGCAGCCACCCCTGCTGCTGCCGTAAGGCCGTCAGTGCCCGCCTCCGTGTTCTCCAGGCTTGAGAAGCCGGGCACTGCCACTCACCTGAAGGGTGTGCTGTTCGGCCCCTCCAAGACTGGAAAGACTGTCGCCTCTGTGAGTGGGAAGGGCAAGAAGTTGCTTGTGCTCACGGAGCCTGATGGAGACCTGTCAATCGTCGGTCGGAAGGATGTGGCTGTCCTCAAGCCAGCCAACTGGAAGGACATGGACGAGATCATCCGTGAGCTGCACGGTAGTGAGCGTGAGCACTGGGAGTGGGTCATCTTCGACTCAGTCACCTTCATGTTTGAGGTCATTGGAGCCAAGGACATCCTGAAGACGCTGTCTGAGAACCGAGATGCCCGCCGCAGCTACCTCAACGCAGGCGCTGCCGTCAACCAACTGATCCACGACGCCGTGGCTTTGCCTACCAACGTCATCTTCATCACACAGATGCGGATTGACGAGGCTGATGAGGAGTCCGGTGAGGTGCCCCTCGACCCGGAGGCTGGGGAATACAACTGGACACTGGCTGTTACACCGATGGTGTACAAGGTCCTGGCTCCTGCTGTGAGCTTCTTGGGCCGCACCTACAAGAAGGTGGGGTATGAGGGAGCGCAGGGCAAGCCACGGAAGAAGGTCAGCCAGTACTGGACGTCCTTCGAGGACTTCGGGCGCAGCCCAGCCGGGGCTAGGTTCCCGGTGCCTGAGCAGGTGCAGAACCTGGACCTGGGCAAGTTGCTAGCAACAGTCAAAGGAGGTGAATGATGGCTACAGCACGACGAATCGAGGTCACTGCTGAAGACCTGGAGCGCAAGCCTGGCGGTGGTTCCTACGGAAACCTGGAGGTGCCTGCCGACTACGAGGCGCAGCTCGTGTCCGTGGAGGACTACGACAAGCGCAGCGTGGGCAAGTCCTTCGGGTGGATCTGGAACTTCGACATCGAAGGCCTGCCCTTCCGGGTGTACACCAGCTTCTCACTGCCCGCACGCTGGAAGCTGATTGAGGTGGTCTCGGCGTTCGCGCCGTCTCAGATCAACCCCGGCATCAATGACATCGACCCGGCTACATACGTCGGGATGACAGTAGGGGCGCATGTGGACTTTGATGTGTCCGAAGAGAAGTGGGATGGCACCAGCCCCCGCTACAGGGAGATCAAGTACGTCTTCCCTCTGGTAGATCTCCAAGATCCGAACTTCGTACAGCCGCCTGCCGACAAGAAGGCGGCAGATCCAGAGGTTCTCTGAAAGGAGGTGGTTGCTTTGCCCACGAATGATCCATCGTGGCAGTAACTAAGGAGAGGCCCCCCGAGTGGGGGGCCTCTCCTGTTGGTAGTCTGGTCAGCCTCTCAGCTGCTTCTCTGCGGCTGCGATAGATGCCTCCGCATCCTTGAGATGTGCGAGAGCCTCCGGATCAGCCGGGAAGTAGCCCTTAGCACCTTCCCATAGCTGCTTAAGGATGCCCCATCCCGCCACAAGGAGCGAAGAGATCGCAGCACTGATAGCAGCGACCACAACAGTCTTACTAGCTGATACATCAAGTTGAAACGAACCAGCTACAGACTGCACAGCAGCCGCAACACCACCGAATGCTGAGATCAACGCAGCGATTGCTTGGCCAAGCAGTTTCTTGAAGTCGAACACGTTACCTCCTTTCTACGTAGAAGGGTAGTCTACTTACCTTCGAGGGTAACCACACGCTGACGTAGTGTGGCAAGCTCCTCGTCGTGTTGGTTAAGGCGACCGATGACGTTGAGCCGCCATGGATTGACGACTGGCCCACCGCCCAGGATGTCCTTAGCCATTCGCGTGAGCTTGATGATATCAAGTGCGCCCGGATCCCAGTGGTCGTTGCCTGGTACGTGTTGGTGCCCCCACAGGGTGGGCTTCTCATTTAGCCCTCTGCGCCATGTGTCCCACGACACGCGGTAGTTGGTGTTGAACCCCCAGCTTCCCTTGGCCGACCACTTCTCGGGGTAGTTGTCCAGAGCAGGGGCCAGCTCCGGAAGGGCGCGTACCACATCTGCCAGCCACCCGGCCACCAGCCCGTACATCCTGTCGTCCCAGTTAGGAGGGCTAGCTGCCATGCTGATGATCTCAACACCGATGTTGTGGCTACCCTCATGGTTGGTCTCGGGGTCTCCGCTCCTGTGTAGCAGGGCGTAGTTAGTCAGGTCCAGATCACAGTGCTGGTGCTTCACCTCATCTCCATTGGCTAGCGTAACGTAGCCAGCTGGCGTCCAGTACTTGCCTGCCTTGAGAGAGTGCTCGTTGCCAGCCAGGCCTAGTGTCATGTGCGGTGGGTAGGGGTAGTCATAGAGACGCAGCCCCTCCGTAGTGTGCAGCACGATGCGCCCAGGTGAGTTGGGGTTGCGCGGGACGTCCCCCGTGCGGTTGGTGGAGACTACTACCTTCTTGTAGTTAGGCAGCCATATGCTCATGTTAACCTCCGTGGAAAGCTAGGGTCACAGTGATGATCGTGGTAACAGCAGCCAGTATAGCGGCCAGGTAGCCCCACAGTTCTCTCCTTGTTACAAACCTAGCCGCCTGGTCTTTCATCGAAGATCGGAACTCGTTCATGCCTTCCAGCCTGGCGTTCAGAGTATCAGATGCCAACTTCGTTGCTCGCTCCTGGTCAGCGAATCGCTCTTCCATCCGGTCCAGCACCATCTGAAAAAGCATCTTGATGTGCTCGTAAAGAGCGTCTATTTCACGGGCGGTCATGGAGTTAGTCTACCAGCAGTACATTCATCCAGCTACCCCCCACACACCACCCTGGGTGGCACGGTAGTAGGTAGGTAGTGAGGCGACAGGGGGAACCAGAATGGTAGCTGCTGCCCACTGATCGCTGGCTATGGTGAAAGCAGCTGGGTCTATGGCATCACCAGATTCAACCCAGGCAAATGCAACTGCCACTCCAACACCTGCTGGGCTGAACATCTGACACAGGTAGCCTGCTGGGTAAGCGGTGGGTACGCCACCACCATCATTCGCCATTACGGCCATCACCATCCACTTCTTAGATGCGGATGGGCTAACGCTCGGTGGGTTGGGGGCTGTGTCTGCTCCTGAGGCAGTGGCAGCTTCTGGGGCAGTAGAAAGCGGAGCAGAGCGTGTCACTCTGAAGGTGATAGTAGTCCATGTAGTCAAAGCACTAAGTGTGAGTGTGAAGCGCTCTGCTTCGGCTCCGCTCACATCGTGTGCTCCTACTGAAAGAGTCACAGCCGTCGTTGCATCTGTCTTCTCTGCAATCTCAGTCCAACCAGCAGGCCAGGTAACGGTCTTGCCTGCATCAACTCCAACAACACAGTAGATGACTTCACCAACCAGCATGTCTGGCGGGTACTCGATGGGGCAGGTTATGGATTGCACCGCAACGTCCGTTGCCCATGCTTGTCCGATAGGACGAGGCCAGATCTCCGTGCCCTCGGCTATGCAGAGGACGGGTCTGCGAACGGTATGTCCACCATCATTGCAAATCCAGTACTGCGCCCAGCCTGGATCGATTGAATAGTCGTAGTCAAAATGGAAACCCATGTCGTAACCAGAGATGAAGTTGACCCGCGCGGTTATCTCCTGGACGATAGACGAGATGTTCTCGGTGAACAGGCCACTCATGTCCCTGATGGACGACTCTTCTCCACCCCCAGGCATGAGGAGTGTAGTGAGGGCGGTTGTGTGAATGCCGTGGTCTGTGTTCCACTCTGCTGAGGTAGTAGGGGCCGCATGGTCGTCTTCATCTATCCCGTAGATGGTTAGAGGAAGACCACCGGCACCTCGGTAGTTGGTGTTTGGGGAGAGCATACCCAGGAAGATGAAGGCATCTCCAGGTGTGGCATCATGATCCAACGCTATACCGGCAAATCTAAACCAACCGTCATATGCCTCTAGAGCAGAGCCACCCATCCAACCCATGTTGGTAGCAGTTGAACTGAAGGTGCTATTGCCCCCAGCCCCCATCTCACAGCACCCATCGTTAGCGTCAGCGGCGATTTCGTAAGTGAGCATTGCCATCTCACACGCTCCTAGTGCAACGAATCATGAGTGTCAGGTTGGCCCCTGGTGTGGTGCTACCGATCTGGTCGATGTCTACGGTGAAGTAGGAGTTGGCGGCAAAGGCGGTTACGTCTGGAGCCGACCAGGAACCAGAGTCCGTGTCGCCGGTGGCGATGGTGGGTCGGTTGCCCTGCGTGGTGTAGATGGTGGTGCCATCCATATGAACATCTACGATGGCACTAGCTCCTACAGGAGCGGTGCCTACAAGAGCACGGCAAGATACGATGGTCACAGCCACAGGCAGCATGAACTTGACGACACCGTTGCTGACTTCCAGGCTGCCGGGCACGGTGTAGATCAGTGTCATCTCCTGTGTGCCACCCCCGGCAGCAGCAGCCGGTCCCCACGAATCTCCGTCCCAAGTTAGCACATCGTCTGCGTTGGGAGCCGCAGCGTCAACGTCAGAGAGATCGGCTAGAGCAGCATCAATAGCCATGTAGGCGGCATCGTGGTCATGAGCAATGTCTGCATAGGCAGCATCATGGTTGTGAGCGTCAGTAGCTAGTCCTGCCTCAGCTGCCGTTTGGTTGATCCACTCGCTAGTACCAGTGTCATAGGCCAACACTTCATTGTCTGCTACATCCGTCACCGTCACGTCTGTCTGCCCAGCAGCAAGAGCATGTGCCCCACCACCAGGAGCAGCAGCTATCCACTCACCAGGATCAGCGTCCCACGTCAGCACATCAAGGTCGTTGGGGGCAGCAGCATTGACATCGGTGTGTGAATCAAGGGCATGTGGGCCTGCAGCTGGGGCGTCTGCAGCTATCCACTCACCTGGGTCAGCATCCCAGGTGAGGAGTTGAAGGTCCGCAGGAGCAGCAGCGTTTACGTCTGTTAAGTCATCCAGGGCCATCGCCCCGCCAGCGGGGGCAGCAGGCTCCCACTCGGCTGCCACTGCATCCCAAGTCAAGACATCACCGTTATCGGGAGCAGCGTCAGATACGTTGCCCAACTCACCCAAGTCTAGAGCCAGATCAATCCAGGCATTCTCACCAGCATCCCAGGCCAAGGCCATGTGGTTACCTGGGTCTGTTGCACTAACGTCACTCAGATCATCTAGGGCATGAACGTGGGCGATGTCCGAGTAGTCAGCGTCATGGTCATGGGTATCGGCTGCCAAACCCGCTTCGGCAGCTGTCTGGTTGATCCACGTGACAGAGCCAGAATCGTAAGCTAGAACTTCGTTGTCTGCAGGAGTGGTGATGACGACATCATCTAGCTCATCTAGGTCAAGCAAGATAGAGCCACCTTCCCCACTGTGAACATGGTCAACGTGAGCCAAGTCCAACTCAAACCATTCCTGTGGCTTCCAGTGTTCTGTGTAGGCATCCCAAGCCATGATTGTGTTGTCGGCGTAGTTTGCTATGAGAGAGCCAGGCAGAGCTATGACCCCATAAGCACATTGCACCATCGCCCCAAACACCATGCTTCCTGCATCTTCAGGTGTGGTGATTGCTCTCTTGCCAGCGATGAATAGGTGAAGGTCTGCATCCCCTCCAGGTTCTTCATCGTAGTGGTGGTTGTAGTGCATGTACTCGTAGCCAGTAGGCCACGTCTCTACTTCTGCGTTCCATGAGAAAGTCTGTGCTACACACAGATAAAGCCATGCCGTTCCAGAAGCCGGGGTTATTGCAGAGAAGTTGAATCCAGCTGGAGGCGTGGGATTATCGAATCCCTGTCCCACATAGGAGAACAGATTTGTGGATGGGTCTAGCACATCTGCAAACTCCAACACGGTAACTGCATGATCTGATGCTCCAAAGGCAGCAGTAGCCGTAGCAGACTCCTCCTCCAACCCAGTTACCACTCGGTACCAGATGGCAAGATCTACACCATTATGACACAGGTCTCCCCTGGCAGTGAATCCCTCCAGGGTTACAAGAGGGTCTGCGAAAGAACCGGAGTAAACGAGAGCGATGAGTAGGTTGCCTGGAACTAGCCCCAGAGGAAGCTTGACCTCAAACTCTGCTCCTCCCGCTGCTGGCCAGAAGGTACTCTCTTCTTGCCCTGGTACCCAGTATGGTGCCCCGGCCTCTGCCTCCATGTCAAACTCCTCAATGACATCCAACACAGATGCGTTCTCCCATCGGCTGTCAGTTGCATTCCAGTAAAGAACGTCGTAGGCATCAGGATCAGGAACCTCGACATCCACCAGATCATCTAGGTACAGGTCAACGGCCTCTTGAATGGGCCTATCACCTAGTGTGAAACGAACAGCACCAAGTGGAATCCAGGGCACGTTAGGTCACTTCCCTGAGTACCACCAGCGCTTGTCCCTCCCCAGGCTTCTCAACATCCAAGGTGTACTCATCTACTACCACGCTGTGTGTGGTGTAGACGTTGGGAGCTTCTGACCTATACCCATCCTTGAGAGACACCACACCTGTTGAGTAGGCAGTCAATAGGTTGGTGATCTTGGCATAGCCAGAGTATGACTGCCCACCCTCCTGGCTCACATCATCAGCACAGTCGAGCAGCAGCTTCCAGGTGGTGGGACCCTTGGAACCAGCCACACTGGCCCTGGCTTCCACAGCCAGCACAACAGGCCTGGTAGTGGGAATGCCCTCACCCTTCCAAGTGAACTGGATCTTGACCTGCATGGACTTGAAGGTTTTGATGGATCCAGAAGAGGAGATCACGTAGGTAGTGCCAGTACCGTTGTCTGTGGTGTAGGTACCAGCAGTAGTGAAGCTGGTGCTCCCATCAAAGGCGTAAGACACAACCACATCCCAGCTGGCTGGCAGGGCTTCTGTGTGTATGCGAATGGACTCCAGTACCTTGTCATCCACCAGAGCGAAGTCGTGCCAGGAGCTGATGGCATAGGCATTGGTAGGTTCGTACTTGGTTGAGGACGTGCGGAAGATGCGCTTGGTAGCTGCATCGTACTTGGTAGAGAAGAAGTAGGCCCCATCAAAGGAAGCAATGCTCTGGGGTCTGGTGTTAGCAGCACCCGAGTACACAGAAGCGTAGCCATACACGCATTGACCTCCAGTAACGGCACTCACAGTGAACAAGGTAGGCTTGTCAAGAGCTGTAGTGGCAGCTCCACCAGCGAACCCGAAGTCCAACATCCTCTGAGCGAATGGTCCACCTACCACCGAGTTGATGTGGTCTCCTTGTCGCAGCGGACCTAGGGTGCCGTACTCTCCTCCAGGCTTCAAGTAGAGCAGGGCACGGTCGAACCTGTTGGTCAAGTCTTCATAGCCAGAGAAGTAGAGGATGCCAGAGTGGAACCAGATGGACTCACCAATGAAGCCCTGAATACGCAGGATCTCCTTACCGAATCCAGGCCCGGCTGCAGTAGTGGGGGTGATCTTGCGTATCACGGTGCACCCAGAGTTCCAGGCCATCAGCGTGTACAAGCAGTTGTCGCCCTGGCAAGCACTGGCAGTACCCTTCAACGTAGCTGAGTCTGGGTCATCCCACTTGGGGTCGTCAAGCAACACACTGGCTGCAGGGAAGGCCGCTGCCTCCAGGTCAATCTCCCACACCCTACCAGTAGCGACCTGATGCAAGTAGGCATAGTGATCCACACGATATAGATGAGAGCTGGCTCCACTACAGCTAGTGTCGTCGTTGATCTTGACTGCGGTCGTACCATCAAACTTCCAGATGTTGTCACTGTTGTTCTCCTTGAAGACAAAGTACTTCGCGTGTCCAGCACAAGTACCAGTGCATCCAGCAGCAGCACCAGTATCTACAGCCACCTTGAACCTCAGGTTGGCAGGATCCCACTCGTAAGCGTAGTGGTCATTCAGGTCCAAGGCCCACAACTTGCCTGCAGCAGGCACCAAGGAGACTGATTTCTCCAGTGTGGCAGTGGTCTCCCCGGATACAACCACACACTCCTCCACGTAGGGACCAGGCATCAGCTTACCTGGCCACTCAAACACCTCAACGCAGTTGAGCCTCCAGTGCCTATCTCCAGTGTCGTATTGCAGCTTGATCTGTCCTTCCCCACCTGACCAGTCTGAGATGCCCCACACCAGGAGATCAGGACGCATCTGGTAGCGTGGGTTGTATGGGTCTCCGGCCATCTCCAACACGGCATGAGGCGGGCGCAGCGGCTCACCCTTGCGCTGGTAGTGCCCTCCATTAGGTTGCTCATAGAGCCGGTACTTGACTCCATTCAGCTCAATGTGCCAGCGACTGCCTATCACGGATGCCACCTCCGAGCGTGGGCAAGCTGCACGTTGTTAGCGTGCTGCCTAGCCTCGGCCCGGAGGAGACCAGCCTCGACCCTGCTCTGCATGAAGAACTCGGCTTGGTACCACCGGGCGCTGTTGACATCGTACTTCGGGTCCAGGTTCTTGTCGGTCAGTCTGCCCGGATCGTGGGTGCGTGGAGCAAGCACCTTGCCAAGAAGCCTGGCCGTGGCTCCCAACACTACCAGCTCCTCCTGCCTGCTCAATAGGTCAGTAGTGGCGTCGATCACCTGCGCGTAGGTGAAGTACAACTTGGCACCTGCAGCCTTATCTCCCCAGTCCCACACATGCAGGCCGTGAGTACTGGTGGTGATGTCTGACTTCATGTGGGTCTCGTACTTGAAGGGTAGGGAGATTGGCAGATCCGTTGTGGTGTTCTCCACGTACCCCAGCCACACCACTCCTGGGTAGTCCAGGATATCGGTGGCCGTCAGGTCATACCACTCCTGGCCAGCTACCAGCGTGATCTCCCCATAGCCCCATGTGTGTACTCCCAAGGTACCCAACTGATGCAAGGTAGCAGTAGTGGCATCATCTATCTGCTTGACAGAGAGGCGTGGGTTCTTGATGATGATCGAGTTGTCTGCCTGCGCAGCAGCGGTAGTGCCATTCCAGCCACGGATGATGGTCAGCGTCTCCACTGCAGAGGCAGTGACATAGCACTGCTCACCATCATCAAGGAACTCAATGATGTCGCCCATGCTGAAGTAGTCACCCTCATCCACAACGACAGATGTGGCAGAGTCGGTGATGGAACCATTGGTGAGAGATGCGAATGGCCGCTCGTTCAGAGCAGCTGAGTAGACGTTGTCTCGGATCCTCTGGCGAATCACTGCAGCTGTAGCCATGTCGCTAGTCTAGCCCTCCTTTGGTACTTCGTGTGATCCTTAGTGTATCAGCTAGATCTGGTAGCTCACCAGCAAGCCCTAGCTTGGTATTCACCAATGAGGCTCTCTTGCCGATGATCTTGCACAACCAGGAGAACACCTGGCCTTCTGAGGCAGGGTACAGCTTGGTCCCAGGCAGTGGCTTCAGGTTCTCATCAGCGTGTAGAGGTAGGTCAGGGATCCCATCGTACACCGGGTTGTACAGGTGTGGCTGAGGCCCCAACTGGATGTAGTACTCCATCAGACGGTCAGCTAGAGCTATCACCAGAGCATCCCTGGCAGCTGGAGTCCTAGCCACCAGCTCTTTGTGTGGTTCAGTTACCACAGGGGGTACCAAGTCAACTTCGTGCCGGTCCAGGTACTGGGATAGAGGCGTGGTCCTGACGACACGCCCATCAGGACCACGGTCTACCTTCACCAGCTCTGGCTCCACGAAGAAGCCCTCGCCCCAGTCCTCTCCCAGCTGATCCGGGTGGATCCTGCTGGAGTGTGGGTCGATGTCAGACCGCTCCTCCAGGTCATAGACCCCCGGAGTGGCCTTGCCTAGAGTCACGCCGACCAAGTTCTGGACGTTGTGACGCCCTGCTCGAAGAGACCCTTCATGATGGCATCTGCCTCACGGTACGTGTTGGGCAGCGTGTGCTGTGCGTGCCTGGTGGAGCAGAAGCCACTGCCGATGGCCAGTCGATGCTCTGGGTACTTGGAAATCAGGGACTCTCGCATGGCTGCAGCCCAGCAGCCCCACGCTCCACAGTACACGGGGATGAGGGTGTTCCAGTCGATCAGGATAATCATGCCCTTGCGCTGATAGCGCCGTAGGCCGATGGCATCCGCCAGATCACCACCCCCCGTGTTGTTGATCTGTGGCTCGAAGGGCAGCTGCACTAGACGACCATCTCTGTGGATAGCCTTCACGGTGTACAGCCTCTTCTTAGGCAGGTTCATTCCAGGCTTGGAGAACGGCAGGCCAGCCAGCCGCTCCTTTACAATCCTGAACTGCTGGGTGGAGAGACGTCCAGTGTTCTCGCCTACTGGCTCAACCAGGAAGCTACACGGGCCAATCTCCTCCAAGTCCAGTTCCACAGGGATAGGCACATCGTGGTCTATGTGCAGCTCCATCCGGGAGGTCTCATCCTTCATTACACGCACTGCGCTGATGGGATCCTCTCCCTCAGGAACAGGAACGGGACCCTCAATCTCAATCATCTTGGGTGCTTGCTTTACCGATGGCATGTGTTCTCCTCTCTTACGGGGTTCGGGTGTGCGGCCCCGACCCCGGTTCGTCCAACTGCCGCACCAGCCGCCTGGGTCCGAGTCGCCCAGGTGACACCTAAGTGGATCAGGCGTCCGTGCTCAGCTCCACACCAGCGAGATCCTCGATCTCACCCACGCCGTACATGGCGGTGACGCACAGGACCCATCCACGAATGGGTGCCCAGCGCATCGTCTCCATCTTCGCGGCCCACTTCTGGACAATGCCCAGAGCATAGTCCCGAATGAAGATACCACCACCACGGTCGGCAGCGGCGTTCGACGTAGGAACGTTGGTGGACTGATAGAACGGAATCCCAAACCACTCACCGAAGTAACCAGGCCCTTGTGCAGCAATCGAGCTGTCGCTCTTGCCTCCGTAGATCACGCCAGCGTCTGCCTCCAGTTCAGTGCGGAAGTCCGCAGACTGACGGGGATGCAGCACGCCAACGATCTGGCCCAGGCTGGCCGCATCGTACAACTCAAGGGTGTAGATGGCGTCCAGGATGTTGCTCGCAGTAAGGTTGACCGTTGTTGCCCCAGCGGTGTTAGCAAAGCCCTGGAACAGTGCACAGATGTCCACGTCCAGTTTGTCACCCATCGCTCGACCCAGCTGACGAATCCGTGCACCGTGAGCTGCCGGGATGTCGGACACTTCCAGGACGTCCGTGATGGTCGCCTGGATGCCAACCTCCGAGGCAGTCAGAGTGACAGAAGTGGACGTGAGCGCCGAGTTGGCCAGCTCCGTACCTTCCGCCACAGCGGCTGCGGTGAACTTGTCAGCCTTCGGGATCTTCACAGTCTTCGACGCCTGGCCTGACAGGTCGAACATCTTCAGGAGCGGTGGTGTAACCACCGCAGCCATCAGCGCATCTAGGACCATGTCGGTCAAGATGCTGGCGTACGACACGTCATCGTAAGTCGTCATAGTCGTCGGGTTCGTTGCGAAATCCGAAGCCATATCTTGTTCACCTCCTCATGTGTTGATTTTGCGCGGTCTATCGGCGGTTGTGTTGAGCGTAGAAGTTGTCCTTCCGAATCTGGACTCGGCCCTCATGGAGGGCCTTCTCGGCAGCAGACCGATCAGAGATCAGCAAGGCCTCCCACTCTTCTCTCGTCATGGGTGGTGGTTGGATGCCTGCTGAGCCTCCCTCACCAGCCCTAGAACCGCTACGAGACATGAGCGACAGATCCTTACTGCCCTTCGTTTCGCCCTTCTTCTCCTCCCCTTCGCCAGAAGGCGCAGGCGTAGGCTCCGGTACCAGCCCGTACTCGTCAGCAAACTTCATGATGACTTCCTTATCCAGTTCGGCATCAGGATGAGTCGCCACGAAGAGATCGGCGTGCTTGGACTTGAGACCGGCTTCTGCAAACGCTTCACGCGCCTCGAAGAGTCGAACTCGCCCAGACTCGGCTACCAGCTGCTCTTCCAGCTGCTTCACCTTTGCCCAGGCCTTGTCACGATCCTTCCTCAGCTCGGGGATGTCAAGCTCTTCACTCACTTCAACCTCCTTGTTGTACTCAGCCGCTGATTCACCACGATTTGCGGCCCTCGTCCTGAAGCGTGGGTCTTCAGGAGCCTTGTTCGTCGGTTGTCACTCGATGTGAGTGCCGAGAGCTTCTTCCCATTCCGCCTCGGAGCAGAATGCCTGCCAAATAGTGTAACACGCTATGAGATGGGTCGCATCACTTCTAGCCCAGAAGCCTGCGGTATGCCCTGCTGGTTGACTCTCCACCCAGGAGTAGCTCGCTGCTCGTTGATGTAGGCACGAGCCTCTTGTAGCACTCTCTCCACGTTCTCAGAGATCTCTCCTATGGAGGTACCAGACCTGGGAGCAATACCCAGTGCCAGGTCAATCAGGTCATCTGCGTTCAATCCGAACTGCTCGGTGTTGATCTCATGCCGCATCCGCAGGATTGACTGTGCTGCTGCAGCCAGGTACGGAGTGGCCTCTTGCAGGTTGAAGTCAGTGGCTGTCTGCATGGCCACATCAATGGCCTCAGAAGCAGAGAAGTAGCCTCCTAGGCCAGCTGCTGTAGCAGCCTCTCGCAGAGAGGATGCCTCGTAGATGTCATACACATCCTGTGGTGCCTCTCCACGCAAGAACTTGATAAGCGCACTGCCCTTTAGAGGCTGTCTTCCCTGAGCAGCCAGTACCTCATTGAAGGCCTGCAGTGCTGGCCTGTAGTCCCTCATCCTGTTGAACACGGTGTAGGCCTCAGTCACCTGCTCCATGCTGTAGCCCTTCCTAAGCAGAGCACCAACCTTGTTGGGGTTGACCATATCCGGACTAAGCCCGTACTGCAGCTGCAAAGTGCGTAGCCCTTGTTCCATCTCAAGGAAGGCTCCGATGGATTCTGTCAAGTCCATTCCCAGATCTCTCAGCACACTGATACCTGGGAAGCGTGTATGGAACTCAGGCAACTTAGAGACCTGCTCTAGGAACCATGCGTCACTCTTGCCTTCAGACTGTGCTATGTACAGGAGATCGTACACACGCTCAGAAGCACTGTCTTCTAGCCAATCTGGCAACTTACCCTCATCTAGAGCCAAAGCAACAACACGATCTATCTCAGCCTCGAAGGAGCCTCTCCCCTCCATCTCAGCTATGTTGCCACCGAAGGTACGATGTCCATTCTGCAGCCAGGTCTGCAAGTTCTGGATGACTGTGTAACGCCTTGGTCTATTGCCGACCCCGAACAGTGCATTCATCTGGTCTGGCCGCGCCTCGAAGACAAGCACCCTGCTGGAGTTGGGTAGCCCGTACTGCACGTACCACTTGCCAGAAGCACGGTCGAAGAACCATCCCATCTCCTCTCCCTGCAAGATGGATAGGCTAGTTTCCTCGTCTTCTCCAGGCTCCAGGTAGCCTACACCACCCACACCCTCCTGCTCCTCCTCAGGTGGTGCGTTATCCTGTCCTAGCCAGGTAGGCCTACTCTTACTAGTGAGTTCCTTATCTGCCACCTAGCACCCCACTCAGTGTGCGAAGTCGCTCCTCTAGTCCATTGATGAAGCCAGACGAACTCTGGTACTCAGCAGTACGCTGTAGTCTGGCCTGGTACGAGTACGGGTCAGCCTGCATCTGGGCACCACCTATTGCAATCCCCTCAGCATTGTGCGGTCCAGAAATCTGCATAGCAGCCTGATAGTACTGCATGATGTAGTCTTCCTCGCTCATTCCTTCTGGCTTGTTGCGGTAGATGCTCTTGGCACGAGGTGTAGCCAGTGCACGCTGGCGCACAAAGGCAGTGAAGTCTAGTGCCTGATTGGGATTAGCAGTAGCTTGATCGACATAGGCCTGTGCCAAGATCCTGATGTCAGGGTTCTCATCAAGCAGAAGACCGCGCCAGATGTTCTGCCCTGCCTGTGTTAGCTGCTCAATGTCAAAGGTGGGACCTGCAGCCCCACTGCCACCACCACCACTTGTGTAGCCTCCTAGGAATCCCTGTCTGATACGATCATCGAACTGACCAAAGAACTGCTGAGCCAACATGTACAGAGAGTTGAAACCCTGTGGAGTCTGCGTACTGTACTGGAAGTGGTTAAGCCCAGTACCCATGACACCGCCAGGCGGTTGCTGACCCAGTGCCGTAGCTAGCTCGTTAGGCACACGCCAGATGTTCTGGTCTAGGTACGTCATGAAGTTGACCCAGTTCATGTCCAACAGATTCTGCCAGATCTCCCTGGGCACTCCATAGTGATCTGCCAACGTTGTCATACTTCCACTCATCAGACCATACAGGTTGTCTGCCCAGTTCAGGCCCCCCCATCCACCTTCACCTGTACCGTAGGTCTGCCAGTAACCTGCGCCCTGCTGCGTGTTTAGACCAAATGGATCGTATGTGTTGAGTTCAGCCCCAGTAGCAAGCACCCAAGGAGGACCTGGGTACTGAGCAAAGTACTGATACTGATAGGTCTCTGGGTTGAAGTACCTTCTGGGTGAAACACCAGCACTAGAACCTGTTCCAATAGAAACGTTACCTAGAGTACCCTGAGCACCTGGAGCAGCTGCAGGTGTACCACCAAATGAGGGCTGTACCACAGGTTCCTGTGTGCCTTGGTATCTGTCCGCAGGATCAACTGCCATGTCTCGTTACCTCCATCCATTCAGTATCGCTGACTCTAGCTCATCACGGAAGTAGAACGGTTGGTCTCCGATGAAGAGCCATGCCAGCTGTCTGCCATAGTAGTCAACATTTCCGAATCTTGGATCACGAACCAAGTATACAGGCAGACCCTGGTCATAGGCTCTGCGAAGAGCAGAGCGTAGCCTCTGGGCATCCTCAAGCCCACCTTCTGCCAACAGTTCCCTAGCTCTAACACCCAACAGCCGAACGTTGTATTCCTCAGGACCCTGCCCCTCTTCTCGGGTGAACTGCATCCCAAGGAAGGGTTCGGTAGTGATGCCAGCAGAGCGCCTTACCCCAATGGTGTCACCATCCACGATCTCCGTGATGTAGGGCTGCTCAGTGCGGGGTCCCAAGTTCCCGTCTGGAAGCAAAGGACTCTCCGGAGGCATGGGCAGATCCTCCTCGAAGTTCCTGGCTCCGAAGGTGCGCAAGAAGCCATCCTCCCACATCAGGTTGAAGTCCGTTCCTACTCCAGCACACAGCTCCTCAAGCTTGGCAAACTCCTGTCTGACCTGTCTCGCCTCGCTCGGAAGCATCAGCCCACGGTCGGCAGCCTCTCTCCTGATGTTGTCCTGCATGATGAGGAAAGCTTGGATAGAGCGCTGGACATCGGTCTCCTCTCTGAACTCCTGCCTGTAGGCGAGGCGTCGAAGCTGGGTCATAGCCACATCCTGCTCAGACTGACGCATGTCCGTGTAGTCACGGTAAGTGACCTCTGCGTTTTGCATGGCATAGCCACCGGTATCAGCGATCATGGGAGTGAGCTGATCGAACAGCTCAGCTCCAGTCATACCAGGACGGAACTCTATACCCAGAGCACTGGCAATCTCACGGCCCTGCTCGTTGAGGCTGTAGATAGTCAGCTCATTGCTGAAGCGGTTGGAGGCTGTGTACCCAGGCCACGATGTACTCCACGCCTGCTCGTTCTCTGGAACATTGGCTGCACTGCGTAGACTATCCCAGGCGTCCACATCGACCTCGGGGTGTATCCCTGCGTACTCTGCCCACATAGCCTCAAGCTCAGGCTCCAGGGATCCCCACATCTGCCACAGCTGACGAGCACTGGTGACGTGGTACTCCTGCCCGAACTCGGTGTTCACAAACTGCTCCAGCATCGCCTTGGTGTCCGGAGTCACTACACTGTTCCAGAGGTACTCGTTCACATCATCCACAACGGAGGTATAGAGGTGCTTGGGTGCATCGTGGCGGGCTGCCTGGATCATCCCTATGACATGGAGAATCTTCTCACTGGGCTGAATGGGTCGAACGTACCCACGTTCCACGTACTCGTTGTGACGAGCAAGGTCCTCTTCCGAGGATCCGATACGATAGGTGGATCTCGCTGCGTCAGGGATCTGGGCAATGGCCACGTCAGTCCACTTCCAGCTAGAGATGAGGTTGATGGCCAGCTGTGGATAGGTAGCGATCATGAGGTCACGCTTCCAGGTAGGCTGCTCGAAGAAGATGCGCCTGATATCTGAACCCATAGCTATCTTGTCCTCATGCTCGGTAAGACCCAGAGGATCTGCCGCTCCACTGGGCAGCAGCTCTGGGAACTTGTCGCCCGCAGCCAACCAGATGTCGTAGATCTCATCAGTGCCGTAGTCCACAGTGATCCGTGCAGGGAAGAACCAGCGCATGGCCTTTGACACAGCGTGCAGACCACCGGCCGCATCGTTAGCCCTGGTCTCCAAGGCCTTGGCCAGCAGCTCAAACTCCTCTGTGCTGCCAGCACTCAGCAAGATGTCCAACTCATCCTGCTCTGAAAGGAGTGCAGAAACAGCACGGTTCCTGCCCGTCTCCATGGAGATGTCACCAATGGCATTGGTCAGTGTGTAGTAGGGAGCATTGAAGATCGACGTACCCACGTCAGCAAGGATCGAGAGCGCAGTCTCTGTAGTACCCCCACCCAGGATACGTGGCACAATCCCCCCGCGCTGATAAGCGATAGAGGGGACGACGGTAGCAATGAGATCCATTCTCTTCTGGTACTCGACAGGATCCTTCAGAGGATCGGCACCATTCAAGAACTGATCCATCAGCCACAGCGGGAGAGGACCAAACCCTGGGATCAGGGACTGGAAGGGGTTCTCTCCACCAGTAGGCAAGAAGAAGAGCGGGGAGAAGTCCAGGCTCTCAATGCCACCAGGCAACGGAACTCCAGGAGCAATGGAGTCAATGGTAAAGTCCGTGGCAGCCAGTCTCGAAGCGAACGACGCTGCCTTGGGGTTGAAGGGGATGTGGTCCACGATGGCATTGGCAATGTCTCCAATGTGAGCGAAGTTGATGTCGTTGATCCACCCTCTCAGGGCTGGCCTCCGCAGAGTCTCGCGCCCCCAGAATCCCACCATGTCGGCCCATGGCCTACCGAAAGGCCAGATAGCTCTTGCCTGTGAACCAGCACGTGATCCCATGTCCCACACGTACATGATGTTCTGAACTTCCTGAGCAGCCCGTTCCTCAGCCAACTTGGCGATGCGGCCCTCCGTTACGAAGCCGTTCTCCCAGGCGTAGTCCTGCAG